ATGGAACTATTGAATTAATTACCAATGGTGGTTCTACTGGAGCTAAAAAATTACTTGTGACATTTGTTATAAGAAGATAAATACTAACTGGGGGGATCTTGTCTAGCGATACTTCCCCCCTAAAAATTAGGAGAAAAATATGAGTTACAATTATGCTTTAAGACCTGGTGCTACACAAAAAATTAATACCAATAATTCTTCAGCAGCATCTAGTGCATTTGGTTCGCAAACTGAATATATTAGAATAGTTGGTTCAGCTAATTTCCATTTTGTTTTAGGTGCTTCACCTACTGCAAGTGCAACATCAGCTTTATTACCATCTGGAGAAATAGAAATATTAAAAGTTTCACCTGGAGAAAAGATTGCAGTATTTCATGGTTCATCTACAGATGTCTATGTAACTGAAATGAGTGCGTAGTGGCAAGACAAAAGTTTGTCCACTTTGTTCCAAGAGATAAACCACCTAAAAGACCAGGTGTTCATAAAAAATCTTTGAACAAAAGTGAAAAAAGACAAAAGAAATTAACTAGGTACAAAGGACAAGGAAGATGAGAAAAGATATTACTGTTGATGGTTTAAATAAAACTACCTACATGAAAGATGACATGGAAGGTAAAATTGCTGTTAAAGAAGAAGTTAATATTGATCCACATCTTAAACACAATAAAAGATTACTTAATTTAAATGATGGATATTCTAAATCCAGAGATTTAAAGAGAGTGGCTAGTATTCCAACTATTGCTTTATCTGTTTGGGCAAATGAGTATAATGGAAGTAATAATTGGTTTGGACTACCACCAGAAGTACAAAAAAAAATATTAAAGAAAAAACTAAATTCAACAGAGTTTAGATATTTCAAAACAGCAGAAGGTAATATATAATGGCTTTATCTACATACACAGAATTAAAAACATCAATAGCAAATTGGTTAAATAGAACAGATTTAACATCAGAGATAGCCGAAGATTTTATAGTGTTGGCTGAAAAAGATTTCAACTCAAAATTAAGAATTAGAAAAATGAATGCAACAGATGCTTCATTTACTATTAATGCAGAAACAGTTGCACTTCCTACAGGATTTTTACAATTAAGAGATATGTATATTGTAGAAGGTGGAACTAAATATGCTTTAAAATATATTACTCCAGCTCAAATGGATCAAATAAAAGGCAGTTCTACTTCTGGTATGCCAAGCACATTTACAATATTAGGAGATAATTTTAGATTTGCTCCAACTCCAGCATCTACATACACAGCAACAATTAATTATTATAAAGAGTTTGATCCTTTATCATCAACTAATACATCAAATTATATCTTATCAAATCATCCTTCAATTTATTTATATGGTGCTTTATATCATGCTGCAAATTTTTTAGGTGGCATTGAACCAAGACAGGTACAACAATGGCAACAACAATATGTAACAGCACTTGAAAGACTTGAAAGAAATGACAGAGAAGATCAATATGGTAATGCACCATTACAACAAAGATCAGATGTAACTGTAGCAAGTTCTTTTAATGATAATTATGTTGCAATAACAAATAATAACCAATAGGAGAATAATGCAAGTACCTTTTGGCGAATGGCTTCCTGACCAACCAGAGCATAATAATCCTGGTGCTAATGTTGCTAACAATGTTTATTTTGCAAGACAATCCTATAAAAGATTTCCATCATTAGTAAGTTATTCATCAAATAATATTGCTGCTGATAGTAGAGGTGCAGGTTCATTTAGAGATAATTCAAATACAGTTTTTAATTTTGTTTCTACAAACACAAATATATATCAATTAGCTGGTGGTACTTTTACTTCAAGAAAAGGAAGTCTTACAGGTTCTAATGATGACTTTTGGACTTTTACACAATTTGGTAATTATGTAATTGCAACAAATGGTGTAGATGCTCCACAATATTTTTTAATGGGTACATCAACTAATTTTGCAAATTTATCTACTGTTACAACAAGTGGTACTTTACCTAACTTTAGAGTATCAGGAGTTATAAGAGATTTTTTAGTTACAGGAAATCATAGTAACGCATCTAATAGAATACAATGGTCAGGTATTAATGATATTGGAACTTGGTCGCCTGGAACTAAACAATCAGACTTGCAAGACCTACCAGGTTCAGGTGGACAGATTACACATATAACATCAGGAGAAATTGGTTATGTGTTTAGACAAAATCAAATAGTTCGTATGGACTATGTAGGTGGTGCAACAGTATTTAGATTATCAGTAATATCACCTAACAGAGGTGCAGTATATGGTAGAACAGTTTGTCAAGATAATCGTAGAGTATTCTTTTATGCAGATGATGGCTTCTTTGAAATAAATGGCGATCAAGTAATTTCAATAGGTGCAGAAAAAGTAAATAGATTTTTTGATGTAGATTTAAACAAAGCATTTGCTGATAGAATATGTGCTGCTGTTGATCCATTTAATCAACTTGCTATGTGGTTATATCCTTCAGCTTCTAATACATCTAACACTACAGGTATTTGTGATAAAATATTAATTTATAATTATGCTACACAAAAATGGTCAACTGCTGAAGCTAATGCTAGTACAATATTTTCACAGTTTGTTGGTGCATATACAGTAGAGTTAATGGATATTATATCTCAAAACTTGGATCAAATTAATATTGCTTTAGATACTGACTTTTGGTCTGGAGGACAATTATTATTAGGTGCTATAGATAGTGATTTTAAAGCAGCTATTTTTTCTGGTACTGCAAATGTTGGAGAAATAGAAACTTCAGAAATTGAGTTGTTTCCAGGAACAAGATCAAATATAATAGGTGTTAGACCTATTGTAGATGCTGAAGCTACTGTAACTATAAAAACTAGAGATAAACTAGCAGATAGTAGTACAGAATCATCTGTTTCAAGTATGAATACAACAGGTATTAATCCAGTAAGACAATCTGGAAGATATGTAAAATTTAATGTAAAAATACCAAGTGGAGGAGCTTGGAAAGATGCACAAGGAATAGATATTGTTGCATCAAGATCAGGCTTGAGATGACAGATAAAAGTGATATAGATAATGTGAGATACAGTTTTGAAACTCAAGAGTTCTTTCAAAGACAAATTGAAGAAGCTATCAACGCATTGATTAACGAAAAGAATCAAGAAAACAATAAAGCATTTGCTTGGTTCATAGGAGAATAAAGTGGCAGGTATAAAAGATTATTCAACAACACAAGCTAGTAACACATCATTAAATGGTATTTCTGTTGCAGAAGGAATGCTACCCTCTAATCTAAACAATGCAATCAGAGCATTGATGAAGAATACTAGAGAGTGGTTCAATGATGCACAATGGGTAGAATATGGTGATGGTGATGGTGCTTACACAGCAGCTTACGCATCAGCAACTTCTTTTACAATTAATGGTGTAGATGTAAGTGCAATCTATCATGCAGGTAGAAGAATTAAAATTATAGATTCAGCTAATACTTTATTTGGAACAATAGCTTCATCTTCATTTTCTTCAAACACAACAATCAATGTTACCTTTGATTCTGGAACTCTTACATCAGGTTCTATTTCAAGAGTTTATATTGGTATATTATCTAAAACAAATAACGCAATTCCAACTGGAATTGTTACAACTATAACATTAGCAGATGGTTCTGTTACTACAGTTAAAATTGCAGATGATGCAGTTACTAATGCAAAGATTGCTGACAATGCAGTTCAAGCATCACAAGTAAATGCCAATGCAGTTACAGAAGCAAAGATAAATGCTAATGCAGTTACTACAACTAAAATAGCAGACAACGCAATTACTACTGCAAAAATAACAGATGCAAATGTTACAACTGCAAAAATAGCAGACAGTAATGTTACAACTGCAAAAATTGCTAGTGATGCTGTAGATGGAACTAAAATTGCAGATGATAGTATAAATTCAGAACATTATGTAGATGGTAGTATTGATACTGCACATATTGCAGACTCACAAATTACAACAGCAAAGATAGCTGATACTAATGTAACTACTGCAAAGATAGCAGATGATGCTGTAACGATTGGTAAGATTGCAGATGCAGCTATTGTTACAAGTTCAGAACAAGCATCTCATACACCAGACAATAATACTTTCTATACAACATCAGCATCTGATACTAGATTTTTAAATAAAGATACATCTGAATTAATTAACTCTGGTCAATCATGGTCTAATAGTGATGACTTCATAGCAACAACTGCTGCTATCAATGCAAGAGTTATAGATTTAGTAGATGATGTAGGTGGTTTTTTTCCTATAGCAAATGAAACAAGTTTTCCAAATACAAACCCAGATGTAAATGATGGTGCAGGAACAATCGTTTCAATACAAGCAATATCAAGTACAAGAACACCCTCTGGAGGAACTGTTAGTATATCAAGTGGAACTGTAGGTGGTTCTACAGTAACAATAAATGGATGTGGTTCTACAGTTTTAACAGCAGGATTTGGTGTACTTGTAGAAACAACTACAACATTAAATACTTACACTTTTCATAGATTAACTCCTAAAGCTACAGAAGTTTCAACAGTAGCTGCAATCAGTTCTAACATTACAACAGTTGCAAATAATGATTCTAATATTACTGCTGTAGCTGGAAACTCTACAAACATAAATACAGTTGCATCAAATAATACTAATGTAACAAATGTTGGTGGATCAATAGCAAATGTAAATACAGTTGCTGGTAATTCAACTAACATTAATACAGTAGCATCTAACAACACTAATGTTACTAATGTAGGTGGTTCTATTTCTAATGTTAATACTGTAGCTGGTTCAATATCAAATGTTAATACAACAGCAGCAAATATTACTGGTGTTAATAGTTTTGGTGAAAGATATAGAGTTGCAAGTTCAGCTCCATCATCAAGTTTAGATGTTGGTGATTTATATTTTGACACTACTGCTAATGAATTAAAAGTTTATAAAGCATCTGGTTGGGCAGCAGCAGGTTCTACAGTTAATGGAACATCTGCAAGATTTAAATACACAGCTTCTGCAAATCAAACTACATTTACAGGATCAGATGATAATGGAAATACACTTGCTTATGATGCAGGATTTATAGATGTATATTTAAATGGTGTTAAATTAGTTAATGGTACAGATGTAACTGTAACTTCAGGAACATCAGTAGTATTAGCAACTGGTGCAACACAAGCAGATATTATTGATATAGTTGGTTTTGGAACATTTAATGTAGCAAGTATAGCTGCATCTAATATTACATCAGGTACTTTAAATGATGCAAGATTACCTACGACAATGGCAGGTAAAACATTAACAACTGCTAATGTTACAACTAATTATAATGGTTTAATTGCAGGTGGTGATGGTGGATCTAATGATGGTCAAATACAATTAAACTGTTCACAAAATTCTCATGGTGTAAAAATAAAAGCACCACCTCACTCTGCAGGACAATCTTATACTTTAACTTTACCAAGTTCTATTACTAATGGATATTTTTTACAAACAGATGCAAATGGTGTTTTATCTTTTGCAGCAGCAGTAGAAGATAAACCAACAGTAGCCAATGTATCTCAAACTATTGCTCCTGCAACTGCTACAACAATAAGTATTACAGGAACAAATTTTGTTTCAATACCTACTGTTGAATTTGTTAATGGTTCAACAGGTGCTATTACAAATTCTAATACAGTTTCATTTACAAATGCAACTACACTTTCAGTTAATTGTACTTTAGCATCAGGTAATTATTATGTAAGAATAGAAAACCCAGATGGTAATGCTGGAAGATCAACAAACAATATTATAACAGCATCTACTGCACCAAGTTTCTCAACAGCAGCAGGATCATTAGGTACGATTGCTGGTAATTTTTCAGGAACTGTAGCAACAGTTGCAGGTTCTTCTGATAGTTCAATAACTTTTTCTGAAGTAACATCTGTATTAACAAATGCCTCACAAGCAAATTGTACTTTAAATTCATCTACAGGTGTGATAACAACAAGTGACTTTGGTGGTAGTTCAACTACACCAACAACTTATAATTTTACTTTAAGAATTACAGATGCCGAAGCACAAACAGTAGATAGAGCATTTAGCTTAACTTCTAGCTTCGGTGCAACAGGTGGAGGACAATTTAACTAATGAGTAGTACATATTTATCAAGAACTTTAGGAACAGCTACAAATAGAAAAAAATTTACTATTAGTTTATGGTTTAAAATATCTAATAGTTCTAGTTCAGCAAATTTAATTAGTGCTGGTACAAGTTATGCAAATAATATGGATTATTTGACTATTGGTAGTGGTGGAGGATTAAGTTTTGAAGCATATCAAGGTAGTACATCATATAGATTAAGACCAAATAGATTATTTAGAGATACAAATGCTTGGTATCATTTAGTTATAGCATTTGATAGTACACAATCAACATCTTCTGATAGAATGAAAATGTATCTTAATGGAGAACAAATAACTTCTTTTTCAGCTTCAGCTTATCCTAGTTTAAATTTTGAACCTCAATATAATAATAATGTAACACATATGATTGGTAGAAATTTAGATGGTAGTGATTATTTTGATGGTTCTATGAGCCATGTTCATTTTGTAGATGGTTCAGCTTTAGCACCAACAGTATTTGGTTCAACAGATAGCACAACTGGAGAATGGAAAATTAATACTTCTCCTAGTTATACAGTAGGAACTAATGGTTTCTTTATTTTAAAAGATGGTAATTCAGTTACAGACCAATCAGCTAATAGTAATAACTTTACAGTTGGTGGTGGTACACTTACAAAAACAGAAGATTGTCCAAGCAATGTTTTTTGTACTATGAATCCTTTAGATAATTATTGGCAAGGTTCAACATTTGCTAATGGAAATAATACAATTACTACATCTGCTTCAAAAGAAAATTATAATACATCAACTTTAGC